AAAAATACCGCTTACTTTTACTTTTATCTGATGATTCGTTCAATTTGATATCATCAAGGTTTACTGTCTGTCCGGTTATCTCTGTAGCTTTGAGATAATCCTTGCTGTCAAGCTCATAAGGTGTCACCGCTCCGATTTCTTCAGCCGTGTAAGTGGGCTTACTATCGGCCTTCGCCCAGTCCGATATGTCACCGGTTTTCAGATATTCCGACAGGTCAATATCGTAAAGGTTGACATATAACAGCTCTGACCACGGAGTATTTCCGTCTCCTATTTTGATACCATGCTGACCGCTTTCAAAGTCGGTTATACACATATATCCTTTTGGGGGTACAAATGAAGAATGAAGAGTCCACTCAGCCGGTGAACGCATATCCTGAAGTAACTGGGCTTCAAGTATTTCCGCCTCCGATGAATTTGGCTCAGCTACAGACTGAATCTGCTTTATCGAAAAATAATCTCTGCCTACGCAATAATAAGCACTGATTTTTGACGACCATTTATATGCAGAATTGTCGCTGCTGTCGATATAGAGAACATCTGTGTCTCCCAGCTCGGGAAAATCCGCTGTTCCGTTCGCTTCAATCACTTTTGATACTGTTTGCGTTACATCTTTCTTTTCCAATGGAGATCGTGTTAATTGAACTGCCGAATTATATTCATCAACTGATGAAAAAGAAACATCCACCGTTTGAGAAGGTTTCCACATATACTCTTCTGGATAAACAGACAAATTGTTGTGAAAATTAATTCCAAGTATAACTCTGGCACGTCCGCATGGAAACTCAGTAGATGGCGGATAGATTTCCCTCCACTTTAATGCTTTTGAAAAGTTACCGTGTCGTGCTCGTACACTTGTTTCGATTTTTTTTACTGTGTCTCCATCAACAGTCGTGTATTCGGACATCAAATTTATCCAATATTCCGTGTACTCGGAATATTGTATGACTCTCGTTATATCTAAATAAAAGCTAAATTTTACAAACGACTGTGCATATATTTTATCTGATCCGTAAATTCCGTTAAAAACAGTAAAATCACCACAAATAGCCCCTAAACCATCATTATTATATGTTGCTTTGAAACCTTGAACAATAATATCTGTATCTCCACCATCTAAGCCATACGTTATTTTATCGTCTACGCTGTATCCGATTATGCTGTAATCGTATTTCAGATATTCTTTTGTCCTTTCGGAAATTATAACGGGATCATTTATAATAGTAGTGCTGTTGTATTTTCCTGCTCCCGCATTAGATGTATGATCCGCTGCGGCACTATACCTGTTTGACGACTGTTCGGTGCTTTCGGCTGTTGATGTGATTTGTTCTGAAAAACCGCTGTCTTTACTTAACGAGTAAGAAATTGCGGTTACAGTAACTTTTTTTGTTGTTCCGTTACTGTTTACAGTCGCAACATCATCCGGAAGCAACCACCCTCTGCCTCGTCTTGATATATCGGCAGCATAGTAATGATAGCCTCCGAGCTTATTCCAAACGTATTCCATAATTTCTACCGTTGCAAGCGGATTAACCGCTTCAAGCACTCCCGGCAAAGTCTCATCATAAGCAGTACCGTTTGCATCAATATAGAACGCTGTATCGGTGCCGATTGTAAAGCGTATGCCTTTTACAGTAAATCCACTGTCCTGAGCGACTGATAAGCTTTCGCAAGCACCTTCTTCAATTGTTTCAACACTGTTTGAAGGGCGTGTAAATATCAGTTTATCATTTGCATCAAATTGAGCATTACAACCGTTGCAGGCGGCAATAAAGCCGATTATTTCACGGTATGTGTAATATTTATTTGTCGGATTTGTTGCCTCGCTGTTATAAATCGGTTTCGTTTTTACTTTTGCAAAAGCTTCACAGGTTACGCTCAGGGAAAAGCCGTTAATTTTGCTGATATACTCAAGCATTTCCTGATGAGTTGCAGGAAAAGATAAAGATTCGACCTTCCCGTCAGCACTGCCGTTAAAGCTACACGGTTTATCGAGATAATAAAATCGATCATACGCTTCTATTGACACATATCCCTTTTCTTGAGTTAAATCTGTAATATAGAACGTTCCGATTTGCGTCAATGCAGTAAATCCGATAGAGGCGGTTATTTTATAAGCATCCATCGTCGGTAATATCGTTGCACGGATTGTTGCAGTCAGTCGTGCTGCTGCTGTTCCACCTATACTAAGACCGCCATCAGACGGCGAACGTGAAAGTTCAAATGATACAATATCATCAATGCCGAAATCTACAGTGCCAATTGAAATTTTAGCATTGATATTTCTTACAGGCTTGGTAGCGTTGCTTTTGAAGCTTGACGATACAGAAATCATATCTCTTCCACCTCCACTGACACATCTTTATAACAATCTCCGAGCTTTACATCGGTAAAAGCATACGGCGCAGATATATCACCTTTTGCATGAACGGTATAAGAATCACCGTTTACCTCAAGCGTGAAACTACTGCTTTTTAATATAGCGAAAACAGACGTCCATTTTGCCGCAGGAATTATGCCAAAAGCGATAGAACCGGAGATCTTAAAATCTCCGAATCTATCGGTGTATGCCGTTCCGTTCAAGCTGTATGAAGTACTCTCGCCACGGCATGAATGACGTAAATCGCAATTTGTGACGTACTCGGAAATGTCTATGTTCTGAATTTTCACTGTCATATCTATGCCTCCTATAATGGTGATTTTCCTGTTTGTTTCTGTATCTTCTTAATGCCTTTAACAGTAGCTTTTGCTAATGTATAATCATTCGTTTTAAGCGTTACATCGAGTATATATTGCATCTTTTCCTGTGCGGTTTTCAGCTTTTTCAGCTCCGACACTACATCATTAAGTGTTGCATCTGCTTTTTCTGCTGACGCCGAAACCTTAGAAGCGGTTGATAATCCGCTTATAAGCTTACCCGATTTGCTGTTACCGACTTTGCTTGCACCTATGCCTGCGGCGAGCTTTGCGTTTGCGGTATCAACATTATCCCAAACTGTCGGTATGTAAGACGTAATATTGATATTTTGCATACCGCTGCTTGAACTGCTCGAACTAGTTTTCTTTGATGATGAGCTTAAAGAGCTTTTAGACTTTGTGCTTGAAGAACTTTTTTTCTTAGTGCTTGACGAGCTTGACGTTTCCTTTTCTTCCTTTTCTTCCTTTTCTTCCGGTACATAAACATAATCTGATGCTTTATATGTAGACGGAGTATAGGTGTATGTCGGAGCTTTGTATGTTGTTTTCCCTGCACTGCTATACGAATAACTTGTGCCTGCACCGGTATATCCTAAAGCCGCTTTTCCTTTACGCTCCTCTTCTTCTGCAATGCTTTGACTATAAGCAGAAGAATGGTCTTCATTGTCTGAATAACCCTGAGAATACAGTCCGTTATTATTTCTGACGTTGTTGTACCATTCTTTAACTATATCCTCGTTGACATAATCCTTTAATTGCGAATTGAAATATTCTTTCTTTTCCGCTGTATCAAGGAATTTGTTTTTGGCATTTGATAATGCCTCATCGGCTGATTTACCGCTTCGTAATTCCTGAACTATGAATTTATTCATATCACCATGCAAATCGGTATATTTCGTGCTCAGCTCATTCGCTCTGATTTCTTCCTGATGCGTTGCAGCATACATTTCCTCACCGATTTTCTGACAAGCCTCTTTAACTTCGTTATACCAATTTGTGAGATTAGTACCGAATATTGAATCTATGGTGCTTAGAACACCATCAAACAGATTTACAAGACCATTTCCGAAAGATTCAAAGCCGCCCATAATATCACCGGATAAGAAATTTGTAACGCCGGAAAAAACATCTGCAAGTGAATTAACAAGCCCCGCAACAATATCAAGAGCCGGACCGAGTATCTGTAACAGCACATCTGCAAGCGATGATATTACAGGCATAATAGGCGATAATGCACCATCAATAAGACCGATAACAGCTGATAGCAACTTCCCGACTGCTGAGATAACAGTACCGAGCGGTTCGGCAAGCTCAGCCACCAGTTCCAGAATCGGAGTAAGCAGTTCGATTACGACATCAAGTATCGGCAGTAAAGCCTCTATTACTTCCATTAGAGGTGGAAGAAGCGTATCCACGATCTTGATTATCGGCGGTAACAGCTTATCAAAGAGCTTAATCAATGTAGGAACAAGCTTCTGAATTATACGAGTGACACTTTCCATTATCGGCTTAAGCAATTCCATAAACTGTGGCAGTATTCCGGTAATCAGCTCAATGAGCGGCGGAATAAGCTCGGAAACGCTGTCAAGTATCGGCTTAACCTGCTCAATTATCTGTGGCAGAAGCTCCGAAATAATCGGTTCGATAAGCTCAATAATATCCTTAAGTACGGGAATAATCTGTTCGCCGAGCGGAATCAGAAGCAGTTCGATTGTACGGGAAAGTCCGCTGAACATATCGGATAAGCTGTTGTACTTAACTGCTTCCATCTCACCGAGCTTATCACGGGTTTTATCAATGCTGTTCCCCATGTGCGCCATAGCGAGAACGGCATCTTCTCCGAGGTCTTCCCACTTTGTTCCGTACAAAGCAACACCTGCGGCGTTGCGATCTACATCACTTTTACATTCGGCAAGCTTTTCGTTGACGAGCTTGAATGCCTGATATGCACGGTCACCGCCTGCGGCAAACTCCTCGGTAACCTTCTCGGCATCGAGCCCGAGCAGAGCCATTCCGTCGGCGGTAGTCTGACTGCCATCCTTTGCTCTGATAGAAAACTCTTTAAAAGCATCATTCAGAAAATCAACTTGAAACGCACCGTTTTTTGCACCTTCTGCCATCATAGACATGGCTTCTTCGGCGGTAAAGCCCATATCAGCATAGTAAGTGCTGTATTCGGCAAGCTGATCGGCTATGTCACCGTTCTGATTTAAGCCCTTTTCTGCACCCTGAGCAAGGAGATTATATGCTTCCTCGGCTGTAATGCCAAACTGCTTCATTAGAGCATTTGCACCACGGATACCCTCAGAAACATCTATATCGTATGTATCCGATAAAAGATATGCGCTTTCAATAACCTTTTGAAGCTCATCGTCTGTGACGTCTTTCATCTGCTGCTTGATTAGAGCGAGCGTGTTGGATATATCATCAAAGCTTTCGCCATAATTATCGCCGTAAACTTTCTTGATGATATCACCGTATTTTTCCGCTTCTTCTGCAGTAAGCCCGAGCGATGCAGTCAGCTGATTATTTGCTTTATCAAGATCGTTTGCTGCGGATATAGCTTTGCCGGTTGTTGCAACTACAGCTGCGCCTGCGGCGGCAAGTCCTGCACCAACAGCAACACCTATGCCTTTACCGACACCTTTAAGACCTGTGCCGATTTTTGAGCCTATGCCACTCTCTGCTGACTTACCTACATTTTTCAGCTCTTTTTTATAATCTTTTAATTGCTGTGTTGTAGCAATTATTTCACGCTGATACTCACGATATTCTTCAACGGGCAATTTACCGGCTTTATATTCTGCGTTGACCTTTTCCTGCTTATCTTTTAAATCGGACAGTTTATCAGAGGTTTTCTTAACTGCGGTTGTTAACAGCTCTTTTTTTTGAGCAAGGAGTGTGCTATTCTTTTTACTTTTTTCAAGTAATTTATTTACATCATCAAGCTCTTCGGAATAAGTTTTGTTAGTCTTTTGTGCTTTTTGTGTGCTTTCAGAAACGCCCTTATTTGCCTTTGAGAGTTTATCTGCCGACGCAGAAGCGTTTTTATTTGAATCTGACACCTTCTCTGTTGCTGCTGCCGCCTCTTTGCTTGAATCGGCAACTGTTTCAACTGAATCTGATACAGATTTATTTGCATCAGCGACCTTTTCTGCACTGTCAGTTACCGCTTTATTGCTGTTTTCTACAGCTTTACCGAGTTCATCAATCTTTTTCTTTGCGTCTGATGAAGCTTTATCTATGACTTTTTCAGCTTCCACCATATCACTGTCGATTTTGCTCAAGTCCGCACGGACTTCAAATTCTACTCTTCCGTCGCTTTCCGGCATAATCTCACCTCTCTTCTGCCTGTTTTTCGAGAATACCCCATAACCGTTCCCAACCGTCCTGAGCCGATTGTTTGTTTACGGGATTTTTAATCGCATACTGTGCTTTGAGTTTTAACAGTGCCGATATCTGTTCCTGATTTTTACCGTTAGGTGCAGGGACAGGGCGTGTGCGTATGTCGATAATATCACACAGTCGTGTATCGGAAGGCAAAGCTCCGAGAAGGGAAACAAATTCCCACCACTGTAGCTTCCCTTGCTCTTTGAACAAGTCGATGTCGTAGGCTTGCCTAAATGCGGCATAAATATAAGGCGCATCCTGATCGAAGCTTATCGTTTCCGCTTCCGAATCGGAAGTATCTTTATCAAAATTGATAAGCTTGTCAAAAATCTCATTGACGACTTCAGCTCTTACTGCAAGGCTTCTTACTTTAGGAGCTGCTACGAGCCAGTCGAAGATAATATCAAATAAATCTATATCATCAAGCTCGTTTTTGCTGAGTATCTCGAACGCCGATAAAACACGGTCAAAACTCAAATTTAACGTATAACAAATGCCCCCGACTTCTATACTGCGGGGGCAAGGCTGCGACAATGAATAAGTACTCATTAGCGGTACTTATGTAACGCTCTGATCTGAGCCTTACGATTGCGGAGTGTTTCGTTGATTTTCGGAACAATAACGGCATTTATGAATGGAACTACCTGAATGCCCATTTCAATGTAATTGTCCTCAAAAAATTCAAGCAGTCTTTTTGTTCCGTCTTCGCCGAATATCAGCTCGAATATTGCAATCACAGCGTTACCATACGCTTCATAAGCACATTCAAGATCTGTTTCAACACCGTTTTTCCGAATTTCTTTAAGACGTCTTTCTGCATCAATAACTTCCGTCTGCTTCTTTCGAAAAGCTGTGCAGACAGCGTCTGCGTCTATGTCTATATCAATGCTGTCGATGACGTTTCCGTTTTTATCAGACAGCTCAAGAGTTTCCGTAATTTTCTGTGTTCGTGTGATTTTGTATGCCATTGTTATCCTCCTGACAAAAATTCAGCAGTGTGCCTGTCGGCACACTGACTGTTTTTTGATGTAATATCAGACACCCGAAACGGTGGCTGTTGTTATTGTGGGTTTGCCGTTAAAAGCGATCGTGCAGCTTATAGTGTTGGGAGCTGT